CGCCGAAGGCCACCTTCCCGTCGTTCCTGCCGGCCAAGGCCAACATCAAGCCGGGCGATGCGTGGTACGTCAACACCGGGTCGTTCATCGTTGACCGCTTCGTGGACGGCAAGCCATCGGCCAAGTCAGAGAACGTCGAGTATGTCCTGTTCATGATGCTGGACGACATCGGCACCAAGTCCAAGGAGCCGCCGCTGGCCCCGACGTGGATCATGGAAACGTCCGAAGGGTCGTTCCAGTGGGGCTACGCCTTCAGCGAACAGCCGTCTAAAGCAGACTTTACCGCGGCCATCACCGCCATCGCTGACGCGGGCTACACTGACCCAGGCGCGACCAACGCCGTCCGCAACTGCCGCATCCCCGGCAGCGTCAACCTGAAGCGGGGCAGGGGCAACTTCGAGGCGCGGCTGGTCGAGTTCCACCCTGACCGCGACTACACGCTGGACGAAGTGTGTGCGGCGCTGGGCGTCGTGCCGCCCGAATCGGACACCGCTGAGATCAAGAGCATCAAGATCCGCGACACCGGCCAAGACAACGTGCTGGCGTGGCTGTCGGACAACAGCATGGTGCTGTCGCGCGTCAACAACGAGGGCTGGTGCGGCGTCGTCTGCCCTAACCATGCCGCACACTCAGACGGCAGCATTGAGGGCCGCTACAAGCCGCTGGATCGCTCCTACTGCTGCTATCACGGCCACTGCCAAGACCTGACCAGCACGACGTTCCTGAAGTGGGTGTCGGACAACGGCGGCCCGACCGTGACGCCAGGGCTGCGGGACGAACTGATCGCCGAACGGATGCGGCTGATGGCCGAGAAAATCTCGCCGACTGAAGCGTTCCCAGACCAGGCCGCCATCACCGTCAAGGAGGTGGAGCGCAAGGAAGCCGGGCGGCTGTTGAAGACCGAGTGGTTCGACCGCTTCGCCTACGTGCAGTCTGACGACAGCTACTTCGACATGGTGACGCGCCAAGAAGTGCCGCGCAACGTGTTTAACGCGCTGTTCCGCCACGTCGATTGCCGGTCGATCCACAACAACAAGCGACAAGTTGCCGCGTCGGTCTACTATGACGAGCGCCGGCAGGAGTTTGGCGCCAAGGCGCTGACCGGCATCACCTACGCCGCCGGCGAGGACGTGCTGGTGGCGCGCGATGGGCTGGTCTACGGCAACCGCTGGGTCAACGCCCGCCCCGACATGAGCGCCACGGCGTCAGTCAGTGACGCACAGGTCGCGCCGTGGCTGGATCACTGCCGCAGTCTGATCGAAGAAACATCCGAACTTGAGCATATCTTGGATGTGATGGCGTACAAGGTTCAGCACCCGAACGTGAAGATCAACCACGCGGTGCTGCACGGCGGCGACGAAGGCAGCGGCAAGGACACCATGTGGGCGCCGTTCTTGTGGGCCATCGGCGGCAAGCACCAGCACAACAGGTCGATCATTGAGACGGGCGAGATCAACAGCCAGTGGGGGTACAACCTGGAGGCTGAAGTCCTGATCCTGAACGAACTGCGCGAACCGGAGGCGAAGGAGCGCCGGGCGCTGGCCAACAAACTCAAGCCGATCATTGCCGCGCCGCCAGAGACGCTGCTGATCAACCGCAAGGGCCTGCACCCCTACGAGATGCTGAACCGGGTTCAGGTGGTGGCGTTCACGAACGACCCGCTGCCGATCACCCTGCCGACGCAAGACCGCCGCTGGTTCTGCGTGTGGTCGCGCGCGCCGCGGATGCATCCCGACGAAGCGGCGGTGCTGTGGGATTGGTATAAGGCCGGCGGCTACGAGAAGATCGGGGCTTGGCTGCACTTGCGGGACGTGTCGGCGTTCAACCCTGCCGCCGCACCGCCGGTCACCGAGTGGAAGCTGAACATGGTCGAGCAGGGCATGAGCGTGGCCGAAAGCTACCTGGTCGATATGATGCGCCTGCGCGTGGGGCCATTTATGTCGGGCGTTGTCGGCGGGCCGTTCCACAAGCTGTGTGATCTTTTGGTCACAGAGGGTAAGGTTCCTGCGGGTGTCAAAGTGCCGCAGGCTGCACTGCTGCACGCCTTCAAGGAAGCGGGCTGGACGGACTGCGGGCGTCTGGGGTCGGCTGACTTCCACACCAAGCGGCATATCTTCGCAGCACCGGAGATTGCCAGAGTTCATACCAAATCCGACCTTCGCCGGATGATAGAAAACATTGATACCACCGGGGCGAAGGTGATAGGGATTCATCAACAGCGCACCCCAAACCAGCGCGGTTGATGACGGAAACCCCCGGCGTGCCTCACTGCGCCGGGGGTTTCTTTTTGCTTGGCCCTTGCAACAGAATGTTTGCACCCATAGGATAGCGCCATGACCGAGAAAGAGATCGAAGCCTACTTCGTGAAGCGCGTGAAGGCGCTGGGCGGATACAGCTACAAGTTCCGCAGCGTGACGCAGCGAGGCGTGGCCGACCGCATTGCCTGCCTGCCAAACGGTCAGACGTGGTTCGTGGAAATGAAGAAGCCCGGCGGGCGGCTGTCGCCGCTGCAAGAAATATTCGCCGAACAGATGGCGACAGCGCGCCAGCACTACGCCGTGCTGTGGTCGAAGGAAGGTGTGGATTCGTGGGCCAATCGCTTCGCTTAAGACCATACCAGGACGACGCCGCCGACTTTCTGTACGAGCGCGACCGGGCGATGATCTTGGCGCCGGTGGGCGCTGGCAAGACCGCGATCACGCTCACCGCCATGCAGGCGATGCTGAACGACGGTTTGGTCAAGCGGTGGCTGGTGGTCGCACCCAAGCGCGTCTGTACGGACGTGTGGCCGGTCGAAGCACCGAAGTGGTCTAACATCACGCCGGCGCTGGCGGTTGGCACCCCGGCGCAGCGTAAAACGGCGTTGGCCAGCGCCGCGCCTGTGGTCGTCATCAACTACGACAACCTTGATAAGCTAGAAGATTTGTCAGGTTTTGACGGCGTTGTGTTTGACGAACTGACGCGGCTGAAGAACCCCAGCGGAAAGCGGTTCAAAGCACTGGAGAAACTTATGTCTACGATGGCGATACGTTGGGGATTGACAGGCTCGTTCACGTCAAACGGCCTTGAGGATGTGTTCGGTCAGTGCAAGATCATCGACCAAGGCTTGCTGGGCCGCGCCAAGGGCGCGTTCCTCCAGCAGTACTTCCACTGCGTCAACCGAGACTTCGGCCGGTGGACGCCGGCGCCCGGCGCGCTGGAACAGGTCATGGAACGAATCAAGCCGGCGACGTTCGTGCTTGACCCAGGCGACTACAAGGACAAGCTGCCGCCGTGCCATGTCGTTGAGACGCGGGTTCAGCTTGCGGATCGTGGGCCATACGAGAAGATGAAGCGCGACTACGTCGTCAAGTTCGGCGACGACCGCGTCATCGCCCAGAACGCCGCGTCGGTGACGACCAAGCTGCAACAGATGGCGTCAGGCTTCGTCTACAACCGCGAGGGGCCGCTGCCGGTGCATTGGTTCAGCACCCACAAGTTTGACCGGCTGGCGGAACTGCTGGACGAGAACCAGCGCGCCAACACCATCGTGGTGTACAACTACCAAGAGGAACTGGCCGAACTACGCAGGCAATTCCCGCACGCCCAGACCATAGAGGACAAGGACGTGATTGAGCGGTGGAACGCCGGCAAGGTCGAACTGCTGCTGGTGCATCCGAAGTCCGCCGGCCACGGCCTGAACCTTCAGCACGGCGGCTGCCACATGGTGTTCGCGTCGCTGCCGTGGTCGCTGGAACTGTACGAGCAGACGGTCGGACGCCTGCACCGCGGCGGTCAGCGCCATGCGGTGTGGGTCTACGTGATGCTGACCGAAAAAACGATTGACGAACGCATCTGGGCGGCCCTTCACGAAAAGCGTGCCGTGTCAGACATAGCGATGAAGGAGTTGAAGAATGAACAAGGTTGATTGGCGGTCGCTGGCCGCCACGCTCACGTCCATGTCGGAGGCCGAGGTCAAGCGCCTGCTGGACGACGAGATGGCAACCCGCCGCCGCATCGGGATCGTGCGCCGCCTGCACCAGCGGTACGCCATGCTGCGTAACGCGCGGGAGCGTGCCGAACTGATGGCGAGGCTGGGCGCATGACGGACGCAGTTAATCCCGACCACTACAAGGTTGGCGGCATTGAGACGATTGACTACCTCCAGGCCAAGCTATCGCCAGAGGAGTTTGCCGGCTACTGCCGCGGCAACGCGCTGAAGTACATGAGCCGCGCCGGGCATAAGGACGCCACGGTGCAGGAGATCGGCAAGGCTATCTGGTATTTGCAGTGCTGGCGGGACAGTCTGATTCACACAGACACACCCACGTAGAGTTGTGCGTCTCGATTGCCTTCACCGTCTCAGCGGTGTCCGTCTTGCTGTCGTAGCTGATCGGCTTGGCGATGCGGCAGTAGTCACCGACGAGCGCGGTCGAACCTGTCACGCAGCCGGTCAAGACGAGCGGGATCGTCAGCGTCCATAGCGGCTTCAGCCTTGGCAACATTCGCATCAAGTTGCTCCTGTGCATCCTGACGCCCTTGCGCCCGCAGCTTGGCGTTTCCGAAATCGGTAAACACCCGGTCAAGCAGCGACAGCAAGAGCGTCAGGAGTTTGATCACGCCTCAGGCTTTTCCATCAGGAACACGGCGGCAAGCCCAGCCAGACCAGCAACCGCAGCGGAAATGGCTTCCCACTGCACGTCGGTCAGGCCCAGCGCCAGCGCGAGGCTGGCGACGCCGGCGTAGGTGCTTGGCTCTTTGAGCCGGTTCACAAGCCAAGAAACAAACTTCATGTCATTCTCCTTTGGGGTATTGCTTCCACGGTAGTTCCCAATGTGGGCCGTCCTTGAAAGTTCTCCAGTCACCGCCCCAGACAATCGGGACTTTTTCGTGCGCCGCTGCCGCCTTCACGATCTTGGCCAGACGGTTATACAGCGGCCAATCCCACGACACGGTGCCGCCGATCATCGGCGCCAGATCGACGGCGTGGCCGGTCAAGTGCCGAGAGTTCAGCGTGCGGGTCGCGCCCTGCGCCAGCAACTGCTTCTGCCTGGGCAGCGTCCGCAGTCCCTCCAGCACAGTGAAGTCCAGACTGGACATGGCAGCAGCGCGGCGGACAACGCGCACCAGATCAGGATGCACGTCCTGCAAGCGGGCGATAGACCGGGGGCCAAGGACAATGCTCATTGCGTAACGCCCATGCGTTTTCCGTACCGGAAGGTATAATACCACAGAAGGTCAATCACAGCCCAGCCTTTCTGCGCTTGTACGTCAGGAAGTCCGCGCCTTCCTGCACATCCTCGAACACGCTGACCGCCGGGGCAGCGCCGTTGCGCGGCGTGATGACCGTGACCACTGACTGCCCGCTGCGCTGCTCTGCGAACTGGCCCTTGAGTGCGTAGTCGTCGCTTTCCTTGTAACCCTTGGCGCGCACCAGCGTGTAGCGCCGCCCACCCGCAAACTCGCCCTGGCCGGTGCCAAACGTGTGCCGGTGGAACGCGGCGTAGATGTCGGCGTGTTCGTCGATCATCGCCGCGCGCTTCAGGCCGTGCAACTCGTTGTACATTGAATGGCCCTTGAAGTCGTGCCGCGCCCAGACGCGGGTGACGCCGCCGCACGGCGACGCCAGTTGCAGCTTGGCGTCCCAGTCGCGCATCAAGATGCGTTCGGTGTTCATGCCGTCGAAGATGCGTTTGCCGTAGTTCCACGTATCATGGTTGCCCAGAATCCACACCAGCCAGTTGACGCCTAGATGCTTCAGCGCCCACTCGACCAGTTCCCAGCCTTCTGATACCGTGGCGGATTGTTCGCCGTACAGGCGCTCTAGCCTGCCCACCCAGTTGTTGATCGAATCACCGCCGTTGGCGCCGTACAGCCCTTCGGTTTCGGCGCAGAGGCGCGCGTCACGCTCAAAGCCGACCAGATCGCAGTACGGGTCGTCAAGGTGCGGATCGCCGAACCAGCAGATGGCGTATGGCCCTTTGATCGGTATCCGCACGGTCTGCCAGGCTTGCGCCTGTGCGTGTGCGATCCGCAGCGCGTTGCGCTTCTTCATCAGCGCCAGCCGCTCTGCAAACGGCAGATCGGCTGGCGGCAGCGGGTCTGCCTTGGGCGTGTCGAGCGACAGAACCGCGGCTGTCCGCGCCACATGGCGACGGCAGGCGTTCTGCACCGCCGCCCGGCTGATGTTCAGCCGAAGTGCTGCTGCGTTCTGACTGCCGAGATCGGCGGCTAACTCAGCAATTTTGGCGTCGCCCTCTGGGTCAACGTCGTACTGATTGACTGCCATGAATCACCCTACAAAGCAGTCTTTCAAACAGACCGCGGTGGTTAGCTAATCTTCATTACGATAGTGACCAGCAACATGATGATCGTACCGGCCACGCCCACACCGATATTCTCCAAGCGTTTCAGCCGCGCGCAGATGCCGTCGTACCGCAAGGCACACACCTCCTCATGCGTGTTGAGCCGCGCTTCGGTCTGGTCGATGGTCGTCACGTCAGCGCCTCATCCTGTTGACAGATACTCTGTTGTCTAAAACTTGGTCGGGCGGCGTGTTCATAGCGTTGAACGATGAAATGCCCAGCATTGACTTTGCACCAAGAAGACCATTGTCCGCCAACCGGCGGCTTACTTGTGCGCGGTCAGCCAGAGGGAGGGTCATCAACAATTCTTCGGCGCTTTTGCCGTTACGAAAACCTTGCGCCAGCGTCTTCTGGATTTGTTCATCCAACCCTGAGTTTGACAAAATTTTGGTGAACCTTAGCAACGCATCTGCTGCGTTGTATGTCATTCCCAAAGGCGAATATTTATGGAAAATATCTACTTCTTCCCGTGGAAATTTAAGTAGATTTTTAGCCAGGTTTTCGCCTTCGGCTGCTTGCCTTGCCATGTTTTGATTAAGTCTAACTTCGCTTGCGATATTTTGCAGCGCCGGCATACGTGATGGGCCAGCCGCGCCGCCTGGCACACCCATCATTTCTTGAATATCAAAGTTTTGACGCCCACCGCGCGGGAACGCCGCTTCAACCGCGCCGGTAGTGCCGCGCGCGCCGCCAACCGTAGCCGCAAACTCCGCTTGGCCCGCTGGGCCTTTCTCAAACATACCCGCCAAATTACCAGCAAAAGCTTGGCGTTCTAGATCGCTGGCGCCGGTCGCAAAAGCGGTTTTAGCCGCTCCGTATCCTTGGCCGCCAGCGGTTTCAATGGATGTGTCGATAAGCGGTTTGATCTGGGCTACTACGCCTGCGGCGGCTTTGTTCACGCTGCCCACGTCCAACCCTTGGTTGAGCCGCGTGATAGTTACGTTAACACCGCGACGAATGGCGTCTAGATCGCCGGCCCGAATGATAGCGCCTTCACTTTCAATTTGGTCTGCTACGTCAAGCAACGCTTTACGCTGAACTTGGCCGGCACCTTCTGCGTTGGCCATTGCGCGAATTTGGTTTGCGAGAGGCCGCGTCTCAAGCGCGCGGATACCTTGCGCGGCCAAGTCAGCGATTTGTTGCTGCGCTGCTGCTGCTTCACCGCGCAAGCCAATAGCGCCAAGCGCAGCCTGCTCACCGCGTTGCGTCATGGCGCCGGCGATACCGCGCTCACGGCCAACAGCCGCAGGGTCAAATGCTTTCCCCAGCGCCGCCATCTCATCTTCCATTTGACCAAGCCGCGTTTCTGCCCGCTCTGCGCCCAACGTAAAACGGCGGGCCAATTCAGATTGCGTTGCGGCATCCTGCGTTGCTTGCGCGCTTTGCGTTTCCAATTTAGGGATGACTTTGCCGCCGAGGTTGGCTCGTTCAAACGCACGTTCTTGGGCGGTGGCGTATTGCTCACCAAGCGCGCTCTTGCCTTGGGCCAGCACATTACGCGATTCGCGTTCCGTACCGCCGCGCGCCATAGCGTTAAGCACATTTTGCTGGGCTTGTGTTTCGGCGCGCTCAAGCGGTGCGTAAATATTTTTGCCCGCACCTTCTGAAACCGTTTTGAACAACGCTTGAACAGTTGGTTCTTCAGCGCCGGATCGCGCCACGACTTTGGCAAACGACGTATCGCCCTGGGCGCTGCGCGCAAGGGCGCGCACCTCTTGGATGGTCATGTTAAATGAATCACGGAATATGGCGGCAGCCCGCTGAACCCCAAGCTGCCCAGACAGACGCTCCCAAGTAGGCAGCAAGACTTTGTCCGTTACAGTACGGAAAGTTGCAGACCCTACCGTTGGCATAAGCGCACCTATAGCGGTGCCTAAACCTACGTCCTGCCCTGAAGCAGCACTCATGCCAGCGCCTGTCGTTGCGCCCGCTGCGCCGCGAACAGCTATATCTACAACACGATCAACAAGTTTTGGGGCTTGCGCCAACCCTGTTTTTACGGCTGCGCGTGTCGGCAACAGACCTGTCGTAAATCCGCTAGACCCCAGCGCGGTCGCTGCGGTCTTACCTAGCTTTGTACCGCCAGCTACGCGGGCAACAGTTTTGCCTGCAAGACCGGGGATCGGCGCTGTGCCAAACACTTGGCCTGCTACACGGCCACCACCATATGAATACGGTCGTTCCGCTTGCACGGCTTTATCGCGGTCTTTGTTGGCTTGCGATCCAGCTTCTACGATGGTCTGGAAGTTTGGTAGACTTTTAAGGTTACCCGCAATCTTAGCCGCGTCAGCTTTGCTGTAGCCGCTGACGTTTTCAGCCGCCCAAGCTACGGCTTCCGCTGGCGAAAATCCAAACTTATCGACGGCATACGCAGCGGCTTTGACCAGCGTATCGGACACATCGCTAAGACCGCGCGCGAAACCTTTACCGAGCGCAGTACCCATACCAACAGGCGTGCTTTTCGGTTGCGCTGCCAAGCGTACACGGGCACGGGCGCGGGCAAGCGCGCGCTGCTGCTCAATTGTCATCGCGACCATAGTTTGCGATCCTCCGGTGACATTGCTTTCCATTCCGCAGCAGGCACGCCGGGCGGCGGCGGCCCTATCGGCGCGGCGCTCGGCGCATCATCAGCATAATCATCCAACGCTACGCCATTCTGTTTAGCAAAATTGCGGATTGTCTTCAGGCGCGTTTCGTAAGTAGAGTCAGCGCCGCCGACGCTCCGCAAAAATAGTTTCTGCTCACCCAATGCGTTCAGCGTACCAGATGTGCCTTTTTCAATCAATTGACGCAAAAGTTGAGCCGCTATCGCTTCAATAGTATCTACGCTTGACTTTTGTTCTGTGCCGCCCGGCAGATACGCGCGCCCCTGCCGAAGTTCTTGCGCCCGATTTGCCATATAACTTTGCTTTTCAGAAACAAGATGGCCTTTTTTCTGGGCATCCACGACCGCGTCGTACAAATCTTGAACCGCCCTATCCCGCGCCAGTTTTTTCTCCGGCGAAATCTCTCCCGCTTTAGGCTTTGGCGGTTTGCTGGTGCCGGGGATAGGCACGCCAAACTGAATGCCGCCGCCAGCCGCAGGCGCGGCAGCAGGTGCGCCAGTAGGACGCTGACCTGTTTCAAACTCGCGCATAGCCGCAGCTACCACCGGAACTTGTGCAGCAGTGATCGGCGCATTTGCGTCGATACCAGCGCGCCGGGCGACATACGCCTTGTAGTTGGCGACAGCCGCCGGCGCGTTTTCACCGCCAGCCGGCGAGTAGCGGTCGATGATTTTGTTGATCGTGTTAAAGCCCTTGGCAACGTAAGAACCGCGCAGCAAGTTTTCCTGCGCGGCAACGCCTGCTTGCGGCGTATCAAACGTAGCAAAACCGCCGCTGGCGCCGGCGTAACCGGGCTGTGAACGCGCAAACCCACCATCGCGAATCGCGCCAGGGTTGGTCTGAAGCGCCGTAGCCACTGGTGTAACACCACCACCGCGGGCACCGCCGACCAACCCACCGCCAGCCGGCGCCATACGCTTTGGCATGGGGATGACTTCGCCGTCCGCGCCTTTGACGTAGGTAATCTCTTGGCCGGTGTCGATGCGAGAGCCGGGCAATTCCTGAGCCACAGCGCCGGGTTGATATTCCGAAACTTCCAGTTGGCGCGTGCCGGTGCCGGTGTTCTGCTCGATGAACTTTTTGCCCAGTTGCTCTTTTGCCGACATTGACTGAAACAGCGTCTGCCGCCGCCACGCCTCAAACTGACCGGGATCAGAAGGCAGCGTGCTGATCGTCTGGTCAACCGCAGACGCAGCGCCGGGGAATTTTTCTTTAAGATAGTTTGCGACAACCATTGCCTGCTCTGGCGTAGACGCTCTTTTCAATCCTTCGGTGGTAAGATCATAGAAACCAAGAACAGTTTTCTGTTCTGCGGTTAACGCTGCTTCTTTGGCTGCCGTCAATTCAAAGGGTGCTTTAGCCGCCTCCCGCGATTCTCGCGTTCGCGCGATATCCAACTGTTGCTGCTGCACCGCCGCCTGGCGTTCAGCAGCGCGCTGCTGCGACATCATGTTGATGAACTGCGCGCCCTGCTGGAGCGCAGGCGCCAAGAAGTTGCCTTGCGGTGCGCGGGCTTGAAGGGCGATTGCTTGATTGGCCATTGTCCGTCCTTAATTAAGGGCCGAAGTCACTGTATATGGTTTTTGGGGGGTTCTTAGCCATAGCGTTGTAGTAGTTAGCCTGCGCCTGAAGCAGCGGGAACGATGCCGCTGCTTGGCCGATGCTACCCAACGCCCCGCCCAGCGCGTTGGCGCTGCCGACGTAACCAGACGCGCGGGCTTGCCCCGCGTCCAGAGCGCCGCGTGCTTGAGCGTTGCCGACATTGTACGCACTTGCTGTTCCGGCGTTTGCCAAGTTCATAGCGCCCTGCTGGGTTGCCTGCGCGATGTTGTATGCGTTTTGCGCTGTGTTCTGGCCTTGGCCCAACGCAAGATTGCTTTGCGTTCCGTAAAAGTCCGCAGCGGTACCGCTCATCGCTTGGCCGCGCGCTAGCGCGTTAGCTGCCGTTGCTTGTCCGCGACCAAGAGCGGTTCCGGCGGTCTGTGCGCCGTACTGTCCTGCGATGTTGGTCAGATTATTTGACGCGGCTTGGCCGGCGCTAGCTAAACCCCCAAGCGCGTTCAGACGCGCGCCGCGCTCGACCTGGTAGCGGTTGAAGGCGTTGCTGTATTCTTGGCTGGCCAAGTCCTGCCCGAACCGCTGGATACCCTTCAGCGTGCCACCAGACAGCAAACCGCCGCGCGCTGCTGCGCTGCGTTCCAGCGCCTTCATGCCCTCCGCTTGGCGGAAGGCAAAACCGGGGTCTTGCTGAAACTGGTCTACGCCAAACGGTTTGGCATACTGACCGAAGTCGGCAGCGCCCGTGTCGCCGCCGATACCCAAAAGCTGCATGATCTGGCTTTGAGCAGAAAGACCACCTTCTGCGTATGGCCGCTGAAATCCTTGCTGCGCGTTGAAAGCGCGGTCATACGCGCTTTGAGCGCCAGTAAACGCTTGATCGTATGCACCTTGGGCAGTGTCAAAAGCCCCGCCTAATTCGCCGCGCGTTTCTTCATACTGCGCGCGCGAAAAATCCTGCGCGGCTTTAGTTGCTGCGTCTTGAGCGGTCTGCGCTATTCGCGCTGCTTTTTTTGCCGCCGCGATAGCTTTAGCCGACCCAACTCGCTGCGCCTCTAACGCCAGCGCCGCGGCACGTTCCTGCGCTGCGGTCGCCGTATTAGACGCTTCGACTTGTGCCCTAGATGCTTTTTTAGACGCGCCGCTGGCGATTACGCCGCTGCCAATTGCGGCTACCCCGGAAATTGCTGCTGCTGCTGCCAAACCCATATTAATGCTCCGTCAATTGCATACGGTAAACTTGGCTGTAATCTAGCGCGCCCAAACGCTTATATAACATGGAAAGTCTAGGGCCGGAACCCCGTTGACCGGCCTCCAAAAACACTTCATCTACACCACGTTTTTTCAAATCGCGCAACGCCGCGCGTTGCAATTTTAAGCCAAGACCCGGAAACGTTGGATCAGCGTAAAACGTTGTGTGCGTAGCCGTTGTCAAGTTTTCACCCGCCATCGACGGCGCGACAAGCGTCATAAGATAGCCAAACATACGCCCATTGCAGCGGGCGGTCATAATCTGCATAGCCCCTGCGTCATAGATGCGCTGCATCATCCCAAGGTTCTTGTTCTGCCAGTTACCTGGCGGCTCACCAACAGCTACCAGATGGTCGTCAAACAGCTTTGCCGCGCCGTCTAGCCAATCATCAAAAGTTTCTGTTTGGAACGTAATGCCTTCAGGTTCTACAGGTTTACGGGTGGCCATAGCCGCAAGCGTTTGGTGCTTTGCAATAGCGGCTACCTTTTCCAGCGCCGGCGAGTATGCGTGTGCGTACCGCATTAGCGCGGGCATATCTATCTGGATGTTCATCGGCGCTAACCGCGCCCAATGGTTGTGGTCGTGCGCGTAAGGAAGGCAATGTTCAAACGCAGCAGCGCATACCGTCTCATCGGTTAGATCGTCAAAGTTGATTGAAAGAACGTTAGCGCACCGCGCTTCGATCTGGTCTAGCTTGCGGTCTAATTTGATTATGGTCTGCTCAAGCGCGGCGCGGTCAAAGGACAGCCCCGGCAGACGCATCAAGCTATCCACCACTTCGCTAACCGGGCGGCGCACAATCAGGATGCGCGCGCCGGGCGCAAAACGATCTAGCAAACGCCACCACGGCGCGGCGGCTGTTTCCGCGGTGCCGATGTTAGGCTGAGAAAACCACGCCGTTACGTCATCAAGACTGCGTGTACGGCGTAGCTCCTCATGCCCGCACACCCAATCGCCATACGACAAAAACCGCGACAGCCACGCCGTGCGCGATCTAGGCAACGCAAGGACGACGAATGGCGGCATTAGCTCACCAGACGGCCCGACGCGCGGATGTTGATCGCCGACGCCGTGCCAGCGATGGTCGAGATGAAGCCGTTGTTGGGCAGCACATGGCCGACCAGTTCCGGGAACGTGTAGGTCTCGGACGGCTGCAACGTCTTGGTCTTGACGATCAGGTTGTCGTTGCTGGCGCTGCCCGTAGCCGTGATCAGGTTGACGCTAATCGTTGCCGGGCTGGCGCTGTAGTTGGTCGCCGTGAACTTGTCGATGATCGTCTGCACACCGTTCGAGATGTACTGCGTTGTTTGAGTGTTCTCCGCTGTCTTAGCGGGGATGATGTTGCTAATAGAAACTGCCATGATGTTCGCCTTTTAATTTAAAACGCCCGTAGCAATGTTGTTATTTCCAAATGTTCCGCCGCCGCCCCATGTTGCCCCATTATACCAAATTTTACGTGTAGCCGAGGTGGTAGTAAAACAACCAAAATTAACAGTAGTGATATTTAGCTCACTAAAGTTAGTCGCGGTATCAACGGCAATTCCATAGTCAAAAGCTGCCACATTTGAGTCTATAATAGGCAGGATATAAGAACGAGCAACACCAGCAAGTTCGACTGCATTTGTTCCACCGACATTTGCGCGGGTAATGTTTGGCTCTAAGCGTAATCCAAGGGAACTTTCCGCTTTCAGCCCGACCCGTGCATCCTTGATTTTAACAGCAGGGCCAACCGTTACGCGGTTTGAACCCGCAATACGCACACCAAAATTTGCCAAACTGGAGTTAAGGATAATATCGCCGCTGTTAATTGATAGAACGCCTTGGCAGTTGTTAATCAATACTGCGTCGCCCGCTGCGTTTTGAGCGCAGTAATTATCATCAATGCTTATACCGCCGCCTGTGTTTATGTTTTGCACCGTTAAACAGTTAGAAGTGTGCGCGTCTAAGACACATTCGCGGATGCGGACGTCTTGGTGTGCAGTCAAAGGCGTAACTGGAACTCCCGCAGCGTCCGCGCCATCAACAAAAATTCCAAAGGAAAGTTGACTATCTTCAAACTTTTTAACCCATGTGTCACCGATGTAGCCATACAGGTACATACCCATAGTAGCGGTTCCAGTGCCCCCCGCAGTCCCACAACTGTCAATAGTGATTGAAGCATTTGCGCCGATGAAACCAAAGCTAGTTGAATAGCCGCCAACCACAAACGCGGTGTAATAGTCTGGGTTGCCGTTAACTGCGCCGGGGTCAGGGCGGACGCCGCCGCACCGAATGAGCGTGCAACCAATCGTTGCATTGATTTTGTAGTGGATGGCGCTTCCGTAGTCGAAGCAATCCTCCATACGGCCTTCATACCAACCCTTAATGTTCCAACCCGGAATTGCGTCCTCACGCCGACCAGACGCAACAGGCTGATACGTTGCGCCAGCACGGATTGTGTTGATGCCGCTAATGTTAAGACGACGAGCGCAAGAAAGAACCGCCGTGGTATTAAGAGTTCCCACTTGAACCAGGGGTTGGTTTGCCGCCGCCGCGCCGATCATCACAAGCCGAGTGCCGCCAGCGCCTTCCGCGCTACCCCCAGAACCAATAACGTCACGATAAGATTTATCGAGAATAACCGTCCGGTTTAGGAAGTAGTCGCGTGGGCCAAAGCGGTTAACTAGGAAAATTGCATGGCACGTCTCAATCGCGTTTGCGTCATAGCCGAACCAATCAACCCAGCCTTCGGGCGTCAATTGGTTATTAATATCCACTTGGGCTATACCAACGGCGTCCAAAAAGATTTGTTCGCAAGGCGCATCTATCCCGCCCGCAAATGCCAGTACGCCGCCCGTGCGACGGATTTTAGCGTTTCCCGCAAAAATTACGCGCGTGGTAAACAAAACACCCGCAACGCGATATGTTCCTTGGGGTATGATGACAGCTTTGCCTGACGCAGCGGCAGCCGCAAAGGCCGCGGTATCGTTTGCAACGTCGTTGCCTACCGCGCCAAAATCTTTTACAGAAACATAGTCCTGTAGGCGGCTGGTAACAGTTCGCGTTACGGCGTTTGCGCTTCCTTGGTTGTATAGGATGTCAGCCGCCGTAGCGTTAGATGGCAATATGCCAGGGATATTATCTTTAACCCATAGGGATACATTGCCGCTCGTAAACAGTGAAAACTTATATGTAGCTGCCGAATCCAACCAAATTTCTGATGATACGCGGCCTGCGCTGTCTAAGACAATTGGGTTGGCGTGCGGGGTCGCGCCGCTGTTGCTGGTGTACGTTACCGCAGGCGTGGTTGTGCCAGCCGCGTAGGTGTACAAGAGACCGCCCGACAAAGGGTTGCCGCTGTTATCAAAAAATTGCCACCCAGCGCCGCCGAGCGATGAAAGATTAACCGCCATTACCAATCCTTCTGTTTTGCAGGCCGGCGCGTAGCGCGATGATACGGCATAAAGTTATTTTTGTAAATCGGCTTGTTGGGTTATCCGAGCCTTGTACGCGGACACAACATCTTCCGTCCAAATTGCTGTAGCTACAGCCTGCACGTTTTGAGGCATTTCGCTTACATCGCTGCCCGGCGCAAACGACCGCCGATGGAAAGTCTGCGCGATAAGTTCGTCATTGTTAAAAACGCGCGTAGCTTCGCGGACTTGGATAGCGCCGGTTTCGACAACTTCAATTTTATCAATAATTTTTTGTTCTGAAAAAGCCATTTCAAACCTCAAAATGTTGTCGTGTAATTTATCTGGAAACCATACACGGTTCCCGAAGACCCAAGATCGGCGGGAACCATATTGCCGTCTACGTTGTTGCCGGAAACTTTTGTTCCGAAAATAAACGTATTGCCGTTGTCGGCACCCGCCGCAATTTCAGCGCGCGTAATATTAAAAGAACCGCTTGCTGAAGACCCTATGATAGCAGGCGCGCGGTAACTACCTACGTTGTTAACTACAAAAGGTAGCCCGTGAAATTGTATGCGTGACCCTGCGGATAGGGAGGCAATGCTAGTCCAGTTTAGTGTGCCTGACACTTGCACAAACGCGCCGACTTTAACATACCGAAATACGTTACCCCCGCCCATAGTGGCGCTGTTACTCGCGCTGTCTTGGATCGTAATTGTGCAGGAGCCTTCTTCATAATCATCAAGCGTATTGGGGTCAGTAGACGCCGATTGGCTGGCGGGAAAACTAATGCCAGCGCCGGATGCGCTTGCCGAAGCACCACCTACGCCGATTGTAGAACCAAAAGAAGGTTGCGTCGAAAGGACATTGTTGCCTGAGCCAGTTGATGTTGTGACGCCTGTGCCGCCGTTACCGACCGGCAACGTGCCTGTGACTTGCGTGGCCAGGCTCACGTTTGACAATGTGCCGCCCAGCGTCAGAGAGCCGCTGCTGGTAACAGTGCCCGTCAGCGTGATGCCGTTGACCGTGCCTGTGCCGCTGACGCTGGTGACGGTGCCGACAAAAGCGTCGTTCGACGTAATTGTAAAGCTGGGATACGTTCCTGAAACAACGGTCGTACCGGCGCCGGTGAGGCTGACGATCTGATCAGGGGCCGTGTTTGTGACCGTAATCGAGCCAGCACCGTTGGAAATATTAATCGCGGTGCCTGCCGTAAGCGTGGTTTTGGTCAGCGTATTCCCGGTTGTGTTGCCGATCAGCAACTGGCCATTGGTGTAGCTGGTCTGGCCTGTGCCTCCGTTGGCGACGTTCAACGTGCCGCTCAGTGTGAGCGTTCCGCTGGTTGTGATTGGGCCGCCGGTAAACAGCAAGCCGGTTGAACCGCCAGACGCATCAACGCTGGTCACAGTGCCGCCGGAAGGCGGGGGTGTGATAGCGGTCGCGGTAAACACATCATTGATCTGCTGTTGCAGCGATGCAGCCAGATCAGATGTGTTTGTCTGGGTTTCCTGCGCCAGCGACGCCAACATAGCGTCATACGTGGCCATCAGCGAGTTAGCGTCGGGCGTGGTTCCGACTTCTTGCTGGTTGGTTTCCGTTGCGGTCAACAAGGAAAGAAAAAACCGATACCACTCGCGGCTGATTGCGCCCGACCGCTCGTCGATCAGCGCGACGCGCGGCGGCGTAAGCTGTGTTGGATTGATCGGCGCGAGTGCCATTAGGCCCGCGTCCCGCTCAGAATCAGTTCGGCGCCCATGATGTAGATACGCACCGGGTCAGTACCCGACACCTCGTACACGCGGTCACGAATCTTCATCGTTGCGCCTAGGCGGCGCCAGATTGTGCGGTTACCATACTCGCCGATGCGCCCCATCGACTTCCAATGTTCGTTTGACCATGTGTGGCCACCGTCATCAGAGAAACGCAGCATGACCTGTGGGTCAGCGCCCTGCACTATTGGGCTTGGCGCTGCGGTGCCTTCTACCACAAGAAGGTTGCCGCTTTCCGTTATGATCGGCTCACCGCTTTCAGTCAGCAAACCAAAAGCATCCTGCGGCGAAAAACCATTCAGCCCGACACCCGTTTCGCAATCTAGCTGCATTGCGTGCTGGATGGTGCGGGTCAGGTTGTTAGCGCCGGTTGGCAGCGCCCGCCACGACCGCAGCCACTTTTGAATTGCGCCGTCGTCGGCGTACACATCCAGATCAAAACTATAGATTTTGTTGTTTTGGTAATCGCCGATAACGGTTTTACCGTTGAAAAACATTTGGCTGTTGCCGCGGTGGCGGTTGAACTCGCCGTTGGAAAACGAAGCGCGTTCGTGCCAAGCGCCTGTCGCAACGTCGAACACCCAGGTAGTGTCGGCGCTGGGGAAGTTGAGAACGTAGAAGCTGTGGCCGTCCTGCTGGTAGGTGTAGCCCACCGCGTCCGACAGATCGGTGTACTGCTGGAGTTGCCACTCGATAGCGTGGGTCGAGATGCGCTGACCCATGTAGCCTGACGCCCGGAAGACCATACCTTGGCCGCGGGCGTCCTTGCCAAGCCAGTAGATTTGGTTGTCCATCTTGGCGATGGAGTATGGCGCAGCGCAACCAAGCTCGTTGTACGCGCCTTGAATACGCGCCAAGGGAAAATCAAGCAACCCGGCGTCGTACCAGACTTCGGTCGAGTTGGTGCCGTAAACCCAGACTTCGCGGTGATCGACAAAGATTGCCACGACGTTGTCGGGGTTGCCTTCCGCGCTGGCAAATTCAAGCGGGTCAACGCTGGTGCCATCAAGCAAAGACGTTACCCAAATTTTCTGCGTGCCAGGCTCGTTGAAAATGAAATAGCCGTCGAGATAGCCGACCGTTCCGGCGCCGGGGAAGTCTGGATCGGTGATCTGCTGGAACACGTCGGTAGCGGAGTTATAGATGTAGCCGTCTGGGTTAGCGGCAATAAAAAGCTGCGTGCCGTTGTCAGCCATGCTGACCGGGCCGCCGCCGCCGACTGACCCTTTGGCGGTTGCAATCCAGTTTCCGTCAATCTGAAACAGCGTGTTGCCCGACACCGCGTAGCCGTAGTTGCCAAATTGCCAAAGACCGCGGATGGGGCCGGTGCCAGCCGTCAACAGCCGCACTAAACCTGGCGCGCGCTGAAGGAACGCAGGCTCTTTGCCGCCTTCTGGAACGACTTCCGGGAAGAGGTTGACCATGCGGTTGTCAGCGGCGTTGACGCTTCGAGCGACATACGCCGACCCAAGGATCGGCGTTTTCATCAGTAGTTGCCCGCAAATATGTTGAACCGCTGGCGGGTTGCCACGATGCTGTACGGCATGGACATGATGTCGTCAGGGTTGTTGATGCGCTTCAGGTTGCGCTTGCTGGTCATGGCAATACGCTGCACTTGGGGCGACGGCTCCACGCCAAATTCCGGCGCCATCTCGCAAGCCAGATTGTAGCGGAACGCCCGCAGATAGCCTGGCGGAAACGTCAGTTCGGTGGACAGCAACGCGGGCTTGGTCAGTTCTTCGACGGAGATGAAGTGCCACTCCAGCGCGCGGGTAGGCCGCGGGTAGATGTACATCTCGATGTCGGGGAACGTGTTGTTGACAAAGATCACTTGGGGAAATGTTGACGTGACCGTCTTGACCGCAATCCCGTTATACTGCTGCTGGTTGATAAATTTGATGCCGTAGCTGATGCCGGTGCTGGCGTCGCGGAAGTAGGTGCTGTCGTCCAGCAGCACCGGGCGATTGCCAACGAAGTCGCCGGTAGGCCCCAGCGTGCGCGACAGCAAGCCCGCAGGCCATGTGAACACCTGATCCTGCGTGGCAAACACCGCGAGGCGCTCTGTATTCCAGCTATCAATCATCTGGTTCATGGCGTTCAGCGCGTCTTGCGACGTTTCCGCTGACGGCACTTCGCCTTCGGCCAGGACACCCAAAAGCCGCAGCGACCCGTTGATGATGTCTCCAGCAGTCGTCATTGGTTAGCCTTCCAGCTTCGCGCGGGGGCGTCCGCGCCGCTTCGGTGCCGCCATCTCGTTGACGATCTCGTCCTCGTCATCGTCCGTCACCACAGATGACGTGTTTATATCATAGCGTTCCCAGCCGTCGAATGCATCCAAATTCGCTTCTTCGTTGGAGATCGCGACCTTCGCGCCGTGCGTCGGGTGAACCAGATAAATGACTGCCATAAAAAATCCTTAAAATGGGCGGCCCGAAGGCCGCCCACTTCGTTAGGCGCAGTGGATCAGCGCGAAGTTGATCACGATTGCTTCCGACAGCGTGCCGCCGGAGATGTTACGCAAGGTGATGCTGACCGAACCGGCTGACAGCGAGTTTGCAAACACGTTGTAAGAGCCGGCAGTAGCCTGACCACCAGAGATCGTGAGGATCACGGTGTCGTTGGCCGAAATCAAACTGTTGTTCAGCGTGAACGTGGCGTTGGTGGCCGTGGCCAACGAAGCGTTGTTCATGGTAATGCGGCCAGCCGACTTGTTCAGCGTGACTGCCGTGCTTTTGTCCGTCAACTGCGTGACCGTGCCTTGAGCCTCTGCGGTGTAGCCAAGCTGTTCGTCGGTCAGAATGAACTGAGCGCCGACGATGTCTTGGTCAAGGAAGGCAACACCGATAGATTTGGTATTCGCCATTGTTTGTCTCCTGAAAAGGTAGCCCCGACCCGAAGGCCGGGGCTAACCCATTAATTGACGCGGTACAGCGTCCAAGCGCCGGCGGCAGACTTGCGGGCGATCATGGTTGCGCCGGTCGTGACCGGAACGGT